AAGTGGTTTCACAACCCTAACAGACGGGTTCTCAGAGAGCCAGGAACATGGCGCCAGTCCATGCGATAAAAGTTCATGCCGAGGTGCATGCCATTGGGGCCAGGTGGCTTGACAGGCTCGTCGCCAATTAGGTTGTGAACACGGACGCAGTCTGGTATCTTGCGCGAGTGTCCAGAGAAAATGGCGCAACACTCACCGAGGGCCGCAATGAGGTCTGGGGGAAGAACCTCAAAAACGTGGTCACCAAGCCGCGTGGAAAACGAATGTTCAATGTAATAATTGATGACAACAGTATCGAAAGTTCCGCGGCGCAAGTGGAACAACGTCTTGAGAAGCATGAGGTAAGGATGTCGGATAATCCCATGGTTGGTCAATATCCAGCCGCAAAACTCGGGATACTTTTGGTACGTGGGCTTACCAACGAGAGCGAAATAGATGGATAGCTTTGACCAGCCTGGCCGCAATGTGGGGACCTGTAGTATGAACATGTCGTCGCCTGAGAAGCCACGCGGAGTGTCCTTTTCGTAGTTGTACTTAAGGGCGAAGTAAGCAGCGTTGAACCAACTGTTGAAAAGATAGGTGCACCACTGGCCAGAAGTGCGCATGATCCCAAGGGTCCCCATGGTGCTGTTCAAGTGCAGAGTGAGATCGACGTGCATGTCGATGTAGATCTCGGGGATGTTGAAAAGACGCATGATGCATATCTCGAACTGAAGCGAATCACCACGGCAGGACTTGTCGTATTGAGAGTAGTCGTTGGCGAAGGACTCAGTGACACCAGAAGGGACGTACTTGCGGGACCAAACATCGAGATCAGAGAGGGACATCCCGCCGTACATCATGACTTTGTCGTTCCCTTGAACTTGCCGAAGTCGAGTGGAAAGGTAACGGGTCAGCGGTCCAAAGAATGCGTTAATCTCCTCTGTGTACGTCGTGATCATCTGCGCAGGCTTGATCTTGGGTACAGGGGAACCAGTGGCGTCAGTTGTGAGACAATCCAGTTTGTTGATGAGCTGCCCCTTGAGAAAATTCAGGACCGTGTAATTATCGCGGAGATCGGGGTCCTGATCGCGTTCGAGATTGTTCAACATGGCCGTGCTCTTGGAAAGCCGTTTCGTGGCGCAGTCATGGACGCAAGCCTCGAATAGGAGGTCGTCGAAGGGGATGTCATCGGGCAACTGGAGATCATTGGCGAAGGCCGTGGCGAGAAGTGGACCAAGAAAGGAAGCGTTGACAAACTCCGTCTCATTTTCCTCATGCGTGGCGAACCGCAATCGTTTCTCGACCGTGGGGCCAAAAAG